CTTTTGGCATTTATGATTTCTTTGCCTAATTGTGTTAGCACAATAGAATTATTTACAATATTATATGTGTCTGTTAGTTGTTTATTGTTTTCTAGTGTACCTTTTTTTAATGTTTCCACTGTTGCTCTTGCTGTTTTTTCAGAGTAACCATTTGTAATAAATGTATCAATAGTTTGATTCATTTGATTAACACCTGGAATAGGCTCGTTAAAAAAGTTTTTGTCTAATAAATCTTTGCTAGTTTTTTGTACTTGTAATTTCTCACCTGTAATACTAACTTGCTTGTAATGGTGATTCTTTTTGATTATTTTACTGTCTACACCAAAGTTATTAAATATTTCTGACATAGTTAACCACCGAACAGTTTATCTGTGATTTTATTCTGTGCTTTAGCAGTTGCTTCTGCAAATTCACTTTCCAGTCTATCGTTTGCAACTTGCCCTGCACTCAGAATCGTTGCACCTATTGTGCTGTCATACAATCTTTCAAAGAAACTTCTACCTTCATAATCTTTCGGAGTAACACTCGTAACATCTGGATTTACTAACCCTGAACTTGGTTGTAGTTGTTGTGATGTGCGTTTAGCACTTGAAACTGATTTTTGTGATTCGTTATTAAGTCCTTTTATAGCACCCGCTCCTGGAGTGTTTGCATTACTACCAAACAATATGCCTTTAATAAAATCATTAAGACCATTTGTAACTCCGTCTATAAAATCTTCAACCAATCCGCCTATACCGTTATTCAAAGAGCCTACTTGCCTAAATAATAAGTTACCAATTGGATCAAATATAGGAGCGAAACGTTCTTTTTCAAAATCATCCATCTTAACTTCAAATTCTGGACTTATTAAAACTTTTTCAAAACTAAAGTCTAATTGTAGTTCTTGTAATTCACTGCTTGAATAATCAATAGCACTTTGGCTAAAACTGTTTAACACAGGATTTATAAAGTGTGTGACTGATACTTTACCACCCGAATACTTATAAAAGTCTATTCTATCTATTAAATATTTGTCTCTGTGGATGTCTAACCCTGCTGAACCTGGATCCCATAAACCGTTGTTACTGGCATTTTGGTCTGCCATAGGTAATGTTGTATCTAAGTCTTGTTTGAATCCTTTTAATTCATCCTTATAACCTCTACCGTCCATATAGTGATAATTGTGATATATGTTTAAAAATCTCATCCAATTATCGTGTATATCATCGTGTACAGTCATTGCCAAGTTGCCATACTCCAACCCTGTTTGTGAAACACGTTTTCTGTTATATTGATTTAATACTTGGTTTCTATATGTGATAGTTGGAAATTGAAACGTTTTAATTAAGTTACTTAACTTAAAATGTTCATTTATATCTAAGTTTAAAACACCATAGTTAGGAATCACATTGACGAAATATGCAAAACTTTGTCTGGGAGGAGTTCCGCCGCCATTTCTAAAATGTGTTCCTAATTGGGTTTGAGCGTGACGGGGGCCTGCTAAATAGGCCCCTGTACTTATATTATGCCTAGACCTGAACTCCATAAAGTTGCTCTTGGTCTAAAATTAAACGCCTGTACCAGGTGTAGTTGGTAAAGGTGCCGCTATTGGGAATGGATCTCCTGCTTGTACTTTTCCGCCTAATGTGTTAGGCCCTGCAACGTGAACAGCATTATCATATCTGATTTGCATATCAATTGTGACTGGCTCACTTGTTGAGTAGTCGTGTTCGCTGTAGTTAGTATTAATTAGGAAACAACCTTCTAGTTCCCATTGCTCAGTTGCTTCTGCATTAGAACCATCTAATACCTGGATTAACATATCAAATTTGTAGTCTGATCCTGATACTGCTGATGTTTGTTCAAAGTGGTTTAACTGTCTTTGAACCTGCTGTCCAACTAAAGCAGATACTTGGTTAGTAATATCATCCCTTATTACAAGTGATACTGGTTCCCAAGTGTGCTTTCCTTGAACATATGCTCTAGAGTTATAACTGTCAATGGTAACTTCTTCATACCCAAGTGTTGGTCTAGTTACACTAACAATGTTACTTGTTAGTTCATCAGATCTTCCACCTGCTCCAAAACCTGTTAATATGACTCTAAATCTATATCTTAGTTTTGGTTGGAGGATTCCCAGACGATTACCATCTATTGGTACACCGAATTTATCCTTTGTTACTGCCATTTCTTTTTCTCCTAGGAAGAACGTAAATGTTCTTATATATGCAATTATTTATCTTATTTCACTCAAAAAAAAGCGGCACCTATTAAGTACCGCTTTAATTGTTACTCCTACTGTAACTTTTTAGTCTTAACTACCTGTTTGACCTAATGTACTTTGAATTCTTATCGGTACATATATAAACTCAACTGCTTTAGTTGGTTGTATTGCAACGTCTAAGTACAATTCATTTCTATTGATTCTTGCAGTGGTGTTATTTGTTTCATCACAAACTGTAATAAAGTCAAACACACCTCTTAGGCTTACAAGTTCTGATAATAAATTATCAGCAACTCTTTTAACACCTTGTCTAGTAATAGAATCGTTTGGTTCGAACAAGAATGGTTTTACACCAATATCTAATTGATATCTGACATAGTTAATCAATCTTGCTACATTAATTCTATCTAAAGCACTAGAACTTGGATTTAATGTTTTCTGTCCAAATACTGCTAGACCTTGTCCAGGGAAGTTTCCAATTGGGTTAATTTTGTTTGCGTAAAGAGTATCTCTTTGGCCTTCACTTAAATTAACTACCTGGAATTCACTGGTTGCTTCGTCAACATAACCAACTGAAGTTGCGTTTTGTACTAAACCTCTGTTGAATCCTGCTGGAGCAAACCACTGATATGCTACTTGGTCATTGTATGCTAATGTTCTTAAAGCAATGTGACTTGCTGGAACAACAACATTTGTGCCGTCTAGGTTGGTTGTTAAACCGTGTGGATAATGAACTGCCGCATAGGCTGAACTTGAAACAAGTCCGTCTTTACCGTTCTCACCTGCACCATTGGCATTGGTTGCCCAATTTTGTAGACTTAATGAACTACTGTCTAAAGTAAAAGGAGCATCTGCTAAAATAAATGCAACTTCTTTTTTATCAGTATTTAATGTAATCATTTCATCTAGTAAGCCTGGGAATCCTGGAGCAGAAATAACATTAAAGAAGTTAGTTTCACTTCTAATGTCTTGATTGCCTGCTAATTCAGATGCCATTTTAGTTTCTACAACTTTTCTTACAGCATCGTTTCCAGCATACATACTGCCGTCTGCTTTGTTTCCACTTAATGATACCCAAACGTTACCAATGTTGGTAGATGCCGGAGTATAATTAATTTTATATTCTTTGACATTTTTACCACTGTATCTAGTGTTCCAAGCCAATATACCAACTGCTTTAGTACTTGCCGCTGTTGCGTCTGCATCTAAACTACTTGTTGGTGTTTGCCTAAAGTCTTTAAATATAATACCATCGCCTGTTACTTGGTCTGTGTTATCAACTTTAACCCACGCACTTGTACTAGCATTCCACTTGTAAATTGCTGGTTGGTCAACTGCGTCTGAATCAACCCAAAGGTCACCATTTACCAAACTGCTTACGCCGTCTGCTTTCTTGGTTGGCTCTGTTGCTGTTACGTTTACATCAAAGTCTGTGCTGTATGAAGTCCATCCTACACTTGGTTTGTTGTATAAAATATCAACATTTGAACTGGTGTCATACCATAGTTTACCATCTGTTAAACTTCCAGTTGGAGCAGTAGCATCTGCACTATAAGTCAATGTAGTATCACTTGCTGGATTTTTCCAGTTACTGTAAATGCCTGCTGTGATGTTTAAGTTACTTGGGCCAAATCCGCCAACATTACCTGCTCTAACTCTGATATCTCTACCTGTTGAACTAGTTAAAGTAATTTTACCACCAACATTTGAAGCAACAATACTACTTGATGCTGTACTAAATGCTGAGTTAAAGTCTTGAATCATATCATCAACACTTGCGTTACCGTCTGCATCACTGTCTGTTCTAAATTGAACATTGATATTACTGGCTGAAGTTTGACTGTCATTTACGATAATACTTACTGTAGCACCTGTATGACTTGCTAAACTTATTGCTGTATCTGTTAAGGCACTTGAACTTTGTACAATTAAAGTACTTGATCCATTGTGTCTTAATAATTCTAATTCACCTGCTAATACAGGATCATCATCACCATCTGGATTTCTGTTTACAATATATGTGCCTTCTGCTACAGAATTACCATTAGTTGTATAATAGTAGTGAGTACTACTCCAATTCGTTGGATTTACTAAACTAAATGCACCAGTCGATGAATTGTAAACTTTAACGGCAATATTAGAACCGTTGTTAAGTGAATCATACTGGAATAATA